CGGGCTCCAGTGCGGCTCGCCCGCCGCCTGCGCGGCCCTGCGGATGGCCTGCGCGAACGAGACGGTCGACCACGCATCGCCGCGGTCGTGGCGCCTCGGGCGGGCCGCGAGGCGCGACTGATAGCAGCGCCAGGTTCTGTAGTCGTGCGCGCCCTCGGGCGGCTCGTAGGCAAGGCGCGCGGCCTCGTCGCGCTCCTCCATCGCGAGGTTCGGGCTGAACACGCGCCCACCGATCGCAAGGCCGACGAGCGGCGCGAGGATCGCCTGAGCGCGAGGCCCAAGCATGACGCGGCGGCGGTGGCCGTGGTGCGCGGTCTTGTGATGGCGAGGCTCGTACACCCACACCTCTCCCGAGCGGTCGATCTCGCGCCACTCCATCGCGCAGACCTCGCCGGGCCTCATGCCAGTGATCCGCTGAAGCCTGACCATCGCGGCGATGGACGGCGGCAGCGCGTCGCAGGTGCGCTCCACGACGCTGTCTGCGACGGGTCGCACGGGCTCGGTGACTCGGGCCGCGCAGCGCCCGCGCCGCAGCGGCTCGAGGGCGCAGAGGCACTGCCACGACTCGATCGAGACGAGGCGCTTGGACGCGAGCCACTTCCACGCGCGGCGAATCGTGCGCACGCGCTGGTTGATGACCCCCAACGAGATGTCGCGCGCGACCTGGAGCTCGCGGTAGGCGTCGATCGTCTCGGGCCCGATCTCGCTCGCGAGGGTGTCGCCCGCGACCTCGACGAGCGCGCGGAGCGTGTGGCGGATGTTCAGCACCTCGCGCGAGCCCGCGTAGTAGGTCGCGGCATGCGTCTCGTAGCGCTCGACGGCGAGCGCGACGGTGAGCGGGCCCGTGTCGCCGGGGTCGCGCACCATCGGGTCAGCGCGCCACTGGTTGACCCACGCGAGGTATCGGTTCCGCGCGGCGCGTCGGTCGGCGCCGAAGGACCGCTCGCGGCGCTTGCCCGCGCCGTCCGTCCATCGGACGCGGTAGTAGCCGTCCTCGCGCCGCTCTAGTCTCGGTGGCTCCATGTAGTCACCCTAGCGAGAGGCGATCCAGCGATCAATGCTTTCGGCCTCGACCATGATCCAACGGCCCACGGCGACCCCGCGCAGTTCGCCTCGGGCGACCATCTCTCGGACCACGCGCTCGGGCCGGCGCGAGATGCGGTCGAGCCCGAGCCGCCGCGCGGCCTCCTCGCGGGTGACGAGGAGCGGGGAGCGTCGGTCACCCTGCGGCTTCGGCTGCATCGCCGCCCCCCTTCGCGTTCGCGGCCTTGGCCTCGCGGAACCTGACGCTGTCGGCGGCCCACTGGTCGAAGGTCTGGATGACGAGCCACGGCATCCGCGAGCCGCGGTGAACGACCACCCACGGCTTGCCGTTCGCATCGCGCGACGCCTGCGCGATCGCCTCGGCGAGTCGGAACTTCTCCACGCGCTTGACCTCGATGTGGAGGTCGAGCCCGTCGCAGGTCAGGTCGGCGTCTCCCGCCCGGCCGCAATACTGGACGGAGCGCCTCGACGGCACCCCTGCATCCGTGAACACGCGCGCGAGCTCCAGTTCGGCGGTCGCGCCCTTTCGTCGGCTGTTCACCATCGGTCCTCCTGAATCGCTCGTTGTTCGCATCGGCCTCGGCGGCGTCGCGCATGACCCACGCGCCGACCTGCTCGCCGTTCTCGTCGATCGACTTGGTCCAGCGCCACTCGTAGCCCATCGCCTCGATGGCGGCGAAGGCGACGCGCATCATGCCGACGAACTTGTCGATGCAGTCGAAGTGCTGAGGCTCCGCGCCCGACGCCTCGTAGACGCGCACGAGCTTCTCGCTCTGGTGCGTCCTGACGGCGTCGATCTTGGCGAGCACGCGCTGGGTGCGGTCGAGATCCTCGCGCGCCGCGTTGCGCTCGGCCTCGGCCTTCGAGAGTTCGGCGCGGAGTCGGGCGTTCTCGTCGCTGCGCTCATCTCGATCCACGCGGACGCGCTCGCGCTCAGCACGCTCATCCGCGTTGAGGTTCCGCAGGTTGGCGTTCTCGATCTTGAGCGTGGCGATCTCGCCTCGCAGCGTCGCCTCGCGGTAGTCGCGGTGCTCCCATGCGTGGGCCGCGATGCGCTCTGCATGCTGCTCCATGTCATGTCCTGAGTGCGGCCTGATTCCACTGCCAAGATCGCGCCACCATGTCTTGAAATCGCTGCTCACGGCGTCCCCTCCTTATGCCACGACACGCGGAGCATGGCGACGAGCAGGAGGAGCATGACCGTGCTTCTACCCGCTTGGAAACCGAGCGACCAGTTCCATCCGCCGCCGAAGCGACCCCAAGGGCCGGGTGCCGCCCGCCATACAAAGCCGAACTTCACGCGCCCGATCTTCCGCTCGATGCGGAGATCTTGTTCATCGCGGCAGAACGCCTTCACCTGCTGAAAGAGCGATTCCTGCGGCTTCGCGTCCGCGTCAAGACCCTGCATGCGTCCCCTCCGTTCCCTGCGCCTCGCGGCGATTGGTGCGGGCCTTGATCCAGTGCAGCGCCTCCTCCAGTTTGGTGATCGCGAGAGCGTTCTCACGGCACTTGAACTGGAGCGTCTGGTAGTACTCGATGCGCTGGATTGCGGCAGCGATGACCGTTTCCACGAACGCGCCGTTCGGCAAGACGCGCTCATCGCCGCGACCGAGTGGCCCGTCCTGCCAGTTGATGTAAAGACCGATTCCCGTGACCGATCCGCCCGCCGGGCGACCGTTCTCGTTGGTGTGATTGAGGCAAGTGATGGCCTGATTCTGCATTCGTGTCTCCTTCGTTGGTTGGTTGGTCTCGGTCACTGTTCATCTCGCGGCGATGCCGCGTCTTCCAAGTTGCGAACGAGGTCTTTCGCGGCCCGCGCCGTGAAACTCTCGTTCTCGTCGGTGAGTGCACCGCCGAGCGTGATGGTGTCGGCCACGACCGCGACGGGGAGTCGCACGACGGCCACGCCTGCGCGAAGCAGGGATTCGGCAAAGTTCAGCATGTCTTGTTTCCTTCCTTGAAGCAGTCCCAGCCGCGCAGCCGCGCCTCGCGCTCTGGAGTGTTGATCACAAACCCCTTGGCGGAAATAGGATCGCTAACAATCCGATTCTCCCGCGCATTTCGCTCGCAGATTTCCCTCTGCGCGAAGTCGCGCTCCATGTTCGAGATCATCAGTTCGGCGCGGAGACGGTCGATCTCGCGCTTTCCTGCGCCACGCGGGGTCACGGTGATGGTTTCCTTGCTCATGCGCCCTCCTTCGCCCGGCGGATCGAGTCGATTGCTTCACTCGCGTGCTGTGCCGATTTTTCTGCGTTCGTTCCGCGATACGACAGCGAAAGTCCAACCCACATAGTTGCGTTCGCGCTCCATCCCCGAGTAAGGCCTGACGCATCAAGTGCCGCGTTGACCGTCCGCAACTCGCACATGTTGCGCCACGACTCGCCGTGGCCATCGCGGTCTGCTTGCGGCTGGTACTCGCTCAACTCCCGCCACATCTCCGCGAGCGGGTCGTTCGCCTTGAGCGCGGCGAGTTCGGCGCGAAGTGTCTCGTTAGTCCGCTGATCGAGTGCGATGTCCTCGTACGCCTTGTCGATCCGCTCCTTGAGGTCGGCGTTCTCCGCCTCAAGCCACCGCAGCCGCGATTCCGCAGGTGCAAGCGCAGGCGCAAGCGTCGGCATCGCGGACAGCATTACGAACTGGTTCATTTGGAATTGGGTCAGCGGCGGCGGTGGTTCCGTCTTCTCGTTCGTGTCAGAAATCATCGTGCGTTTTCCTTTCCATCAAGGCCCGGCAGCATCGCGACGAGCGAGTTCTCGTCGACCGCGCGCAGCGCCGTGCGGAGTTCCTGCGGGTCGAGCTGCGCGACCGTGAGCGCGGTCCACTGGCCATTGGTGTTGTCCCAGTACTCGACGCTCACCTCCGCGAAGCAGTCGGGCTGCTCGTAGCGGATGACGGTTCGGTAGCTCGTCTCCATCTCGCTGTGCGCCCTGCTGAACACCTCGGGCGCGTTGTCGCAGTGGATCTCGACCCTCATGGCGTCCCCTCCGCGACCGCGACCCGCGCGAGATGGGATGCGTTCAGCGCACGGAGGCGCTGGTTCTCCGCGAGGAGCTCGCGGCGCTCGGCCTCGTACTCCTCCAAACGCTTCGCCGCCTGCCACTCCGTCGTGTCGGCGACCGACTTCTTGCAGTTCCGTTCCGCCGCGAGCTTCCGTAGATCGTCGGCCATCCTCGAGACTCCAACCAACATGGGTACCTCCACAAGTTCGGTGTCCATCCGTTCCTCGTTCGCGCTCTCGATCGCGTCCTCCAGTTTCGCTGCCCATTCGTGCAGCATCCGGTTTCGCTTGTTGCCGGACGCTTGCGAGATGTCCTCGGCCATCGAGCGCAGGTGTTCCGCGATGAGACGGGCCGTCTCGTCGAGCGTCGCCGCGGCCCGCATGTGTGCGATGAGCGTGCTCATGCCTTTGCGTCCACCTTCCTGCGCTCGATCTCGGCGCGGGCCCATCGCGCAAGCTCGCGGCCCCTCTCGGCAGCGCGAATCTCTCCGAGGCACGCGCCGTAGCCCGCGATATCGACCGCGTTGTCTCGCTTCGGAGCGTGCTGCTCCCGCGCGAGCTTGTCGATGACCATGAACATCGACCAGTCCGCGGCCGTGATCGGCTCGCGGAGCTTGTGCGCGAAGATCGCGCTGATCGCGCCCGCCGTGCGCGAGAAGTGCGCCTCGGGAGAGCCGTACGACTCGCCGCGCTCGCGCACGATGCGCGCCGTCTCCTCTAGCAGTTTCACCCGTTCAGACATTGGCCTTGCCCCTTTCGCGTTCGGCGCGCTTGCGCCTTTGATCCTGTGCCCTGCGCTTCGCGCTCTGACCCATCCACCTGTCGAACTTCGGGACGATCGCGCCCCCATCGTCGAACATGAGCCACCCCGCGCTCTCAAGCGCATCGGCGAAGCCAGGGTGCTTGACCACGGCGTCGATGTCGCCCGCGACCACGCGCGGGAGCGACCCGTCCGCGCTCTCGGCGTCGACCCACGACCAGAAGATCACGCACAGCCCGACGGCGTGCGCGTCCGCGATGCCGAGGGTTCGCGCGAGTACGCGCACTTCCGTTCGGTTCGCGATGGTCGATGAAATCGGAATCCAACTGCTCACTTGACGCTCCTCCTTCGATGCCACATGCGCGCGCTCACCTTCAACTCGATGAGTCGGAACGCCGTTTCCTCGTCGTTCTGCCTGACGAACTGGCGGATGTCCTTGCATCCGAGACCCTCGCCGAGACCGCGCTGCGGCACGGCGACCTTGACGCGCGCAAACTCCGCGACGAGATCGTCGGCGAGCGCGTTCGCGCCCTCGACGCCGGGCCCGTCCGCGTCGGCGATCACGACCACCTCGGGCTCGCGCGCGGCGAGGAGCCGCACCGCCTGCACGACGAGCTGGTGCTGTCCCGTGCACGACGCGCGGCCGATGACGGCGACGGGCTCGTAGCGGTAGAGCCATTCGAGCGCGGCCGCGTCGGTCGGCCCCTCGACCACGAACACGCGGTCGAGCGAGGCTCGGCGCACGCCTGCGGGCAGGAACAGCCCCGCGCGGCTTCCCTTCAGAGCCCACTTCGCCGCGCCTTCGTCGACGGGCTCGCGGAGTCGGATGCCGCACACGCGGCCCTCGCCGTCGTGCATGGGGAACGCCCACGAGCCGTCGCCCGCCGGGCACCACGCGAAGCCGTACGCGGTGAGCGAGGTCACGGCAACGCCGAGCGTCTGCGCCGCTTCGACGGTGCGCTGGACCGTCGTGCGCATGCGCCACGCGTCGATGACCTCGCCGCAGTCCTCGCGGTAGCGGTGCTCCTCGATCTTCGGCGCCTTCGACGGGCGCTTCATCGGCACGGACGGCAGCGCGAACCCCTCGGCGATGCGGCGCACGGCCTCCGCGAAGTCGACGCCGTCGAAGTCCATCACGAACCTGATCGCGTCGCCGCCAGCGCCGCAGGCGTGGCACTTGTAGAACCCGCGCCCCTTGTGGGTGATGACCGCCATCGACGGCGTGCTGTCCTCGTGGAACGGGCAGAGCGCGACGAGCTCGCGGCCCTTGCGTCGGAGCGCGACGCGCGAGCCGACCACCTCGACGATGCTCGCGAGCGATCGCACCTCGTCGGCGTCGGGCGCGGGCTTGGCCGCTTGTTCCCAGTTGAACGACATCAGAAGACCTCCGTGGAGACGGGGTACTGGCGCGGCTCGGCCGGCGCGGTGTAGGTCTTCTTGAAGATGGCGTCGAGCGCCTTCGTGGCGTCGGCCTTGCTCATGTTCGGGTCGAGCCCGTTCTTGCGCAGGATCGCGGCTTGCTTGAAGGTGCACTTGCCCGTCTTGAAGCGCGCGATGATCTCCTGACAGAGCCGCCGCGCCTCGTCGCCGTTGAGCGAGCGCGGGTCGATGCCAGAGCGCGCGAGCATCTGCGCCTGCTTGTCGCTGATCTGGCGCCCCGAGCCCGTCCACTTGGCGAGCGCGGCGGGGTCGCGCCTGACGCCGAGCACCTCGAACGGATCGACGGTGCTGGTGCGGTAGTCGGCCTTGGCGCGAAGGTTCGCGCGGCGCGCGGCCTCGCGGGCGATCTGCTCGTCGCGTAGCCGCTTCGCCTCGGCGCGGCGCTCGGCCTCCTCCTCGGCGCGTCGGCGCTCCTCCTCGATGCGCGCGCGCGCCTCGGCGAGCGCGGACTCGACATCGGCGCCGCGTCCCGCCTTGCGGGCGATCTCGGCCGCGAGGTCGCGCACGGGCTCGGGGTCGTTGCCGCCGAGGATGTCGGAGACCGAGATCAGGCGGTGGCGGCCCGTGTTGCCGACGAAGTCGACCACCTCGCAGCACGGCTTCGCGCTCGCCGCGATCGCCGCGACGCGGGCAGCGGCCGTCTCGGGGCCGTCCACGATGCCCGGCAGCGGGCGCGTGCCGCGTCCGACCATCTGCGCGAAGAGCGCGCGGCTCTTCGTGGGCCTCGCGAGCACGACCACCTCGACGCCAGGGTCATCGAATCCCTCGGTGAGCACGCCGCAGTTGCAGAGGAACTGCGTCGAGCCGCGCGCGAATCGCGAGAGGATCGCCTGACGCTCAAGCTTCGGCGTCTCGCCGCTGACCATCGCCGCGGAGCCGCCCTTCCATCGGTTGATGATCTCGCCGATCCGCGTGGCCTGTTCGACGCTCGCGCAGAACACGATGGCGCGTCGGCCGCGCGCGACCTCGATCGTCGGGTGCGCGATCTGGTGGAGGGTCTTCTCCTCGTTGAGGATCTTGGACAGGTCTGCGCCGTTGAGGTCGCCCGCCGTGGTGCGAACCGACGAGTAGTCGAGGCCCGCGACATTCACGCTCGTCTGCCTGATCGGCGTCAGCCATCCGTCCGTGACGGCGTCCGCGATGTCGTAGGAGTGGGCGACCGTCTCGAACACGCTTCCGAGCGCGAGCTCGTCGGCCCGGTCTGGGGTCGCGGTCACGCCGAGCACCCGCATCTCGGGGTTGATCGCGCGGAAGTGCTCGATGATGCGGCGGTACGACTCGGCCGGCGCGTGGTGCGCCTCGTCGATGACGAGGAGGTCAAAGCCGCTCGCGAACCGCTTCATGCGGCCCGTCGAGAGGGTCTGCACGCTCGACACGATCACGCGGGTCGGCGCGTGGTCCCAATCGAGCCACTCGGGCGTGGCCCAGTGCGCGGCCATCTCGATCTGCGGCGATACGCCCGTGACGGCGTGGATCTTCTGCGCGGCCTGCGCGATCAGTTCCTCGCGGTGCGCGATGACGAGCGCGCGCCCGCGGCCGCCGAGCCTGTCGATCGCGGTGGCGAACACGATCGTCTTCCCGCACCCCGTGGGGAGCACGACGAGCGCGGAGTCGTGCGAGGCGAACGCCTCGTCGATGCGCGCGATGGCCTCGGCTTGGTAGGGGCGGAGGCGCATCGGTCAGTCCTTCCCCGCCAGTTCGGGCGCGACGCACTGCCACCCGGCGCGCGGCAGCCATCCGTTGCCCTTGCAAGCGTCGCAGCCGTCGCCCGAGCAGTACGGGCACACGGCGTACGGGAGCGCCTCAGCGCGGACGGCGTTCGCGACCCGCAGGAGCGCCGCCTCGATCTCGGGCCACGCGAGCGACGCGTAGCCGCTCTTCGTGCGCTGCCCGAGAAGACGCTCCGAGATCGCGCGGAAGTCAGCGAGCCACTCGTTCACATCGGCGCGCTGGTCGAGGAACGCCTCGGCGATGTTGTCGGGGATCACGCGCCCCTTGCCGTCGACGCGCGCTGGCTTCGCGGGAGCCGCCGCCGCCTTCATGGGAGCCGCCGCAGGTTCTTCCTCCCCCTCCGAGTCCTCCCACGGGTCGGACGGCTCCACGGGGCTCTCCGTGGCTTGGGCGCGGGGCTCGGGGCGGCGGCCGATGTTCGCTGTGTTGATCGGGTACTCGACGCCGTTGCGGGTGGCGGTGCGGCCGTCCATCTTATAACCGTTATAAGTTGCCGCGGTCTCCGAACGAACCTTCCCGACGAACGGTTGGGATACCCCGCAGTGCGCCGCGATCTTGTTGTCGCTGAGGTTCGGCCGCAGTTCAAGAGCGAGGCGCACGGCCTTCTGCTTGTCGGCGGTCGTGCGATTCAGCCCGTGCTGGGTGTTCGCCCCCGCCGCGTGCCACCTGGCATCGTCGCGCGATCCCTTGATGACCTGCGCGTCGATCCACTTCTCGCCGCGCTTCCGTGCCGCGTGGTAGCGGTGGAAGCCGTCCGCAAGCCAGTAGGTGCTGCCGTCGTGGTAGCACACGATCGGCGGGAGCTTCTCCTTCCGCCCCATCGCGTCGGCGTACTCGGCGACGGTGTCGTTGTTCAGTTGAACGCGAGCCTGATTCTCAGGCTCGTACTCGATGCTGTCGAGCATCACTTTGCGGGGGCGACCTGCGGTCGGGGTCTTGGTGGTCATGGTGTTTGCCTCGCTGTCGGAAGCCTCGATGCACCGGGTGCAGCGCACCGAGGCCGATGGGAAGCCTCAATGCGCCGTTTCCGGCGCACCGAGGCCGAGTGGAGTGCTGTCAGAACGGGAGTTCGTCTGCGTCGATGGGCTTCGCCCCGGGCTTGGTCGGCTGCGACGCTGGGGGCGTCGTGCGGACCTGCGCGAACTCAGGCCGGATCGGGGAGATGTCGCGGATCGGGTTCCCGTTGCGGTCGACCTTGTCGAGCAGCTTGATGCGGATGAAGACCGTGCGCTGCTTCTCGACGAGGTTGCGGCGGGCCATGTCCTCGCTGGCGAAGTGCGCGGGCTCGATGCCGCGCGCCATC